GGCCCGTAACGTTAAAATCTACGGAGCTTACACACACCTAGCTGAGGGCATGGTTAGAGCCTGTTGGTGCTTAAAAGAAAAAGGGTTGGAACTCTTTGTTTATTAGAAAGTTTTATATTGTTGGGGCCTTTAGGAGCCTATATGGCTGATACAGGAATTTTCTGCACTACCGCAGAGGTAGCACGCAAAGCAGGCACAGGAGCGAGTGCAACGTCCGTTGCAGAAGCTTATGTCAACGACTATGTGACTCAAGCAGAGTCCCACATCAACACAGCAGTCCGTTATAACTTCTCAGACAATTATTCTGCTCTTAACGCTGATGTTCGTGGTATTCTCAAAGAATGTGCCTCCAATCTTGCAGCAATTTATGTTATAAACTGGGACTTCTCCGGTTACAACTCTCGAGTAGAGGCAGAAGACATGGTCAACATCCTACGGGATAGAGCTTTAGAATGTATCGGTATTCTAAAGGATAAGAAGGTCGAGGACTTCATCAACAATGCTTAATGGTATTCGACCATGATTATTCCCGTTTTCCTGAGCTCACTAATCAGCAAATTAGCGAGTTCGGGATTACTTCGCCACATAAGCAAATTGTTGCTGACTTCGAGGGCGAAGTCATTCGCGTTCACGATGGCGATACTATTACTATGCGTACTAACTTTAGGGATTTTGATTTTCCAGTCAGACTGTTAGATATTGACGCTCCAGAGCTTAACGAGGGCGGAGAAGCCGCAGGCAATTGGTTAAGATCAAGAATATTAGACAAGAAAGTGACAATCCGAGTAGACAAGAACGAAAGAGTAGGAAAATACGGCAGACTACTAGGCAAAGTTATCTCAGGTGGTTTAGATCTTGGTTTACTCATGTTATCCTTAGGTTTAGTCCGAGCATTCGGCACTCCCTTACCAGGAGAGTTTCCAAATCCAAACAGAGTTTTCGAGCTGTCAAAATGGTATTAGTCTCTATCTTTGGGGATAACTCAGCCATTAGATTCGGCAAAGAAGAAGTCCAAACCAAAGGAGCTTGGGAGTGGGTAGCAGCCAACCCTGACACTGACGCAATCCGTTATATCCTATCAGGCCTAGATGCTCAAGCAACAGTAACCGTTTCATGTTCGCCGACGATCCCCCATCTTGCAACCATAACCAATGTGACCGTGTGGGGATCTAACGGAGCAAAAACCTTTTCATTTAACAAGTACGGAGTTACTGACTCCTCACTCACAGTCATAAGCAGTGGTAATCTAAATACCCCCACTGTTCACACAGAGCTCGTCGACAGAGAGAAGTTTTACTATCAAATAGCTGTCGGGATGGTCTCTGGTGAAAAGATCTATTGTGCTCAAATAACATACCAAAGGGACCAACATAAAAATGCCTGACACAGATATAAATAACGCAGTTTCGACAGACGTCACATCAACGATAACAGACTACTCTGTAGACTCTGAGATAACAGACGGCCCAACAGGAGTTTCTGAGTTTAGATACCAGATAGAAGATTGGGCTGAGAACTTAGGATATTATAAGAATATCCCGGAATTGGCCACAGCCGTTGACGCCAAAGCAAACTGGACGATTGGAAAGGGAGTCGAAACCGACGACCAGACAACCTTAATTCTAGACACTATCAAAGGCAACGGCAAAGATTCTTTCAACACCATCATCCAGAATCTAGTCCGTGTTTACACAATCGCAGGGGATTCATTCGCAGAGATTATTAGAACCTCCGAAGGAATGTTTATGAATCTTAAACCTCTTGACCCCTCAACAATAGTAATAGTTTCCAACGCTAAAGGGCGTATAATTCGATATGAACAAGTTTCTAAGACTAAGAAAGTCATACACTCGTTTACCCCTGATCAGATGTTCCATTTGTCCCGCAAACGTCTAGCTGATGAAGTGCACGGACTAAGTGTTGTTCCATCTGTTAAGTGGATCATATTGGCTAGAAATGAAGCTATGTCCGATTGGAAACGAGTTCTCCACCGAAATATCGACCCCCTTTGGATCTTTCATCTAGACACCGATGACACTACAAAGATCGCAGCTTTCAAAACTAAAATGGACACAGCCCGAGCAGGTGGCGAAAACATGTTCATTCCCAAAGGTGCCGTTGTCCCTGAGAAGGTAGCAACCGCCGACAATTCTAGTCTGTCACCTCTTGCGTGGATTCAGCAATTAAACAATTACTTCTTTCAAGCAGTAAACGTGCCCCAAATTGTGATTGGAAACTCGCAAGAGTTTACAGACGCCAGTGGTAAGATCGTATATCTAGCCTTCGAGCAGTCCGTTAAAGGCGAACAGCTCTACATTGAAGAACAGGTCTTACACCAAATCAATCTAGAGATCCGCTTAACATTCCAAGGATCTCTCCAGCAGGACACAGTCTCCGATACTACCTCTGAGGTAGAAGAAGAGGCTCAGGAGCCCGCATCGCAGCCTAACGACACCACAGCTGAAGCGGAGGGGAATACATGATGGACTATCTACAAGCAATCGGAACCGTTGGCTTTCCAATAGTAGCATATCTCCTACTGTTCATTCGCCAAGACAAAACAATCAGAGACAACACTAAAGCGATCAAAGAAATGATAATCATAATGAGGTCTAAATAATGGCACAAGCTCCCGGAGTTCAAGCAAGATTCAAAAAGAAGTTCGCAGAACGAAAGAAGAAGCGAACCAGTGGAACGACAGCACCTAACGCTACCCCGGACGTACCACCAACAGCCAAGTCATCTAGTTCACCAGTTAAACCACAGGCCAATAAAGGGCCCGTTGCCTCTAAAGCAAGTAAGGAGTCTCTCCTAGGGCCTTCACAAGCTAACGTAGGAAAAGTTGCTGATAGACCATCAGGCATTGTTGGTCTTGATACACAAGCTCGCCAGTTAGAACAGAACGCATCTCCAGCAAGTATTGCCGCATCTATTCTGCCTTCTGGTGGTGTAGTCAAAGGTGCTGGCAAAGTAGCAGGTGCCGTTAAAAGCGGTGTTAAAGCAGCAAAAGTCCTGAAGGCAGGCAAAAAACCTTTACCAACTGAAGAACTGACAAACGCCATATGGCACCAAGAAAGAGCAAAAAGAGCAAACGAAGCTCTAGCCAAGAATGCAGCTAAAAGAGCCAAAGCAGCTCACAAAGTCAGAACAGGCACAACAGGCAAACTGGATGATATACCTCCAGATGTTATTCAAGTATCAATCAATTCCAAATCTAAAAAACTTATATCAAGACTTACAAAAGCTGTAGCAGCAACTACTTTATTAGGTGGGGCAGCTTACGGTTGGATGTTCGCAGTACAATGGGGAGCTGATGACGAACGTGAAGTCTTAGAAAACTATAGTTTCATGTTACGAAGAGCTGAAGCAGAAGGTAATGAAGAAGAATACCAAGCACGTCTGGCAGATATGAATACATATCTAGAAGAAAAAGAAAAAGACGATTTCTTAGACGGAACACCTGTTGCTAAGTTAAACCAGGTGTGGGATGCAGCTGCAGCAACCAGAAGAAATCAAGAAACAACCCAACGTCTTCATGATGATAGACAAGCAGCAGCCGTGAACGGACAAACAGATGACGAAATGTACGCAGAAAGACACCAAAAAAACTTAGCCAACGTTCAAGCAATCGAAAACGTTCCCGTTCAGTCAGCCATTCTTATAGGTCAAATTATTGCAGCCAATCAAGCAGCCGCAGCAGAAGCAGCGATAGGTGTCAGAGAAGAGAAACAAGGAGACGAACTAGCACACGAAAGAGAGAAAGCAGCTATCAAAAAAACAGCATCCGATGAACTAACCGTTTCCTTAAAGGAAGGTCAAAAGGACAGAGAGAATCAATCCTTAGACGCTCTCAAAGAAGAACTAGCCATCCAGCAAGAATACTGGGATGAAGTAAATGGCGGTGGACATACAGCAGCAGCACGATCACAACTATTTGGTGGAGGACTATTTAGATGACAAATGAAACAGAAAAAGAACCAGAACAAGAAAGGGAAGAAGACGAAGAAAAGACTTTTAGTGTTATTGAAGAAACTAAAAAAGCAACTGCTGATCTTCGGGCAGCGACTAAAGAAAGGCTGGCGTTGGTAAAGCGTGAAGAACGTTTACACGTTGAAAAATCTCTAGGTGGTCACGCTAATGTAACACCGCAGAAGCTAGAAGAGACACCAAAAGAATACGCTGACAGAGTAATGAGAGGCGATGTCGATGGCAGTTGATGTTGAAACACCACAGGGCACTGTAAAGATAGCAACCGAAGAAGAGAA